GTGGCTGTACGCCCAGCTGGACACCGGCCCCAAAGACTGCAGCACGTGATTGAGAGTGTTGCGTGACTGCGGTGTGTGTGAAGCCAAGGGCACCACCAAGGTGGTGTCCTCAATCTCATAACACGCAGTGATCTCAAACTGCAGTGCTGAGGCCGGAATTCCGCGGTAAGTGATTACAATGCTGGTGCATTTCGGCTCCAGCGTCAGGGCGTTGTGAAACTCCTCGTCAGCTTGTGCTGGGGCAAACTTCACTTCATGCACAATCTCACCAAACCTGGCGTTGAATGGTGTCCGCGCCAGGTCGCCTACAGCAGTGCTAGAGGAACCAGGAGCCAAGTACTGACCGGGCACCACGGCCATGCCAATGGTGCCCGCTCGAGCGCTCTCTGCTCCAATGTACCTCACCTTGATGCACCCTGCCAGGCATCGCAGATTGGTGGAAGTGTTCAGCTGCGGCTGAAAGATGTTGAAAGCTGTCCCAAACGTATACGCAGTCCCGGCAGTGCCGGCGACATGCGTTCCGTTGTACACAAGGCCCGTTCCCAACTGGAAAACATAGGTACCCTCCACGGATGCCCCATCACTCGCCAGAATCGAACGATACCTCCGATACTGTCCAGTACCCAGGCCAGCCAGGCACCCATTGCTCATTTCTGCGTTGCAGGGGTCGAGCAGCAGCTGCCTGTGCTTTAGGGCTGCTGAATCCAGAAACATGGGGCGTGCGGGCCGTCTGCGGCCACTCACGTTGATCCCCTTCTTCCTGGGCCCAGACTTGGACTTCTTTGCTGTCGGCTTCTTGCCCTTGGCCATTGTCGAAGAGCGTAGACATAATGACCCCGGTGATTGGTTACCCTGCAATGGGCACCCACTTGGCCCACTCGGGCAGCTCCATCTGGATCTCACCTGAGCCGATCGAATCAGCACAGCGAACCAGGTCTGCCTCCGTGACCGCGGCCCGGAGCCGGTTGACCAGGAGTCGCAACTCAGCCACTCCCAGCCCCAGCTCCTGCGCAATAGACACCTCGAGCAGCGGAATGTCAGCGTCTCGCAGCGGGTAAGGCCCTGTCCGTACCTTGTAGTCCAGGCTCTTCCCCGCCGCTGAGTCCTTAAGTCCGCGCGCATCGCGCACGACCGTGTCGGACTTGAGCTTGTAAACGCGCTCGAGGGCCCGTGCGTAGTCCGCAAGCACCGGCACTTGCGGATCCGCGGCGAGGACCCCCTCCACCTTCAGAGCAAGGCGCGCAACGCGCTGGCTCATGCTCTCAGATGGCCCACACGACACCATGCACAGCTTCTTTAGTGCACGGTTCATGTCCGGGTGGGAGGCAATGGTGCTGGACAGGTCTACATAGACCCGCGACAGGAACACCGCCCTGCCAGGAGGAGCCTGTGCAGGCTCCTCCTCCCGCGTTAGCACCATGCCGGCGCCCTCCGCCACCTTGCGCACCTCCTCGAACACGCCCTCTGCGACCAGAGAGTCGTCCCCGAAGTAGCACCCAAGCTTG